TCTTTGAGCCGCTTGTATTCCGCCTTAATTTTCTCCCTGGTCATCGCGGACGAACTGGTTGGAGCGTGCCACAGCAGCCTTGTCTTCCATCAGTTGGATCTGGGCAGCTTTCAGGCTGGCAGTCAGATGACTCGATGCCCCAAGTGCTGAGGTGATTAGGGTGAGCGTGTCCATGCATGGAGCCATGGTCTTCATGGTCATAATGAAGTGACGCGCCAGGGAGTTGGCGGTATGGATGACAACCGCCTTCCCGTTTGTGTCCTTCAGGTTCAAAATGCTCCGTCGGAACTCCTCTTTGAAGGTTGGGAAGAAGATCTTCGCCCAAGCATCGACTGCCTTGACTGAATCCCCCCCCATCATCTGTTCGACAAGCTTAGACTCACTCATCGTCATAACCTCCAGCGTCAGGCATTGCAGACTCGTCTTCTTCTTCGCTGCGCTTGAAAGGTGGCTTCCAGCCGTCGGAGAATTTCGGAAAGAGCCCGCCGTCAGATTTTCGCTGACCCAGCTTGAACTCGTAGTTGCATTCTGAGCAGCGGAGGAAGAAAAACTCAAAGCTGCTATTCTTCGAGAAGCCGGGCCTGATGTCCTTGCTGGTGCACTTGCCGCAGCAGGATGGAAGCTGGGAGATAAGCTCGGTCTGAGCAAAGAGTTCCTTGAGGTCGTCAGCCTCAACTTGGATTGGTGTGATTCCGATTCGGAAGGTTGCTTTAATCATTGTGGTGTGGGGTTGAATTGTTCAAGGAGATCAGTGTAGCCGAGGAGGTTGGAATGTCAAAGACTAATGCAAAGTTTTTTTCATTCTTTTTTAGTTTGGCTACGCTGTTGCGCTTTAGACAGGGCCTCGGCAAGTGCTCCGTTGAGCCACGCCGGAAGCCAACGAGACGCCTTCTTGTCTATCGTGTGACCGATTACTCCAGCCTTGCAGGTGATGACAAATTCGTCATCCTCCCACAGTTCTGCGCGAAAGCTGCCAAACAGATCGCTGATGCTGGCTGGGCTGTGCTCTTGCTCGATTCCCTTCTCCTCCATCAGGACGGCGATAGCTTCATCCAGGCAGTGTCGCGCCTTGGTAAGGTCCTCAAGGAGGTTCTCTTTGATCCTGAAGCAATATTCGATTGCATCAGTCCTCCTTGAGTCAACAAAGGCATTGCCTGAAGAATCCATGTGTTTCTCTAAATCCCATGGGGTAACTGGCTTGTTATAGTGTGGTGGTGGTTTCATGGTTTTGTTTGGTTGTGAGCGGCTTCGCCGACCAAGCCCAGGCTTCGCCAGTGCTTGGTAGATATTATGGGATGGTCTCATTCGCATTCTTCATCCGGGCAGGCTTGAGGGAGGGAGATCGGCACAGGGGTCCCATTGCTGGGATCTCCCCTGTGCCACATTCTTCATCCAGTATAGGAATCGGTCGGGTCGAAATAGCACTGTCATTGCTGACAATCCAGCCCCGCTACGGTTACTCTCATTGAAGAGCGGTTGACGGCTGGAAGAGGCCCCCGTCTCTCTGTAGAGACGGGCGAGAAATTACGTCCCCTGAACCCTATCCGGGGACACCGTTTAATCCCGCCAGCCCGCGTTGCCCACTCAGGGTCGCTACTGACTTCTGCCGGAGGGAAGATCTCCGAACACAAAAGAGCCGACTAAGTTGGGCTTAGTCGGCTCAGTTGCGGTTTGCAAGTAGCGCGGATCACTCCGCCCAACGAAGCAAACCTATTTGGTTGCCGTCATCTTCCGGTATTCGGCAAAAACGTCAAGGGGTATCTTTGGAAGAAATGATTTTTCCGATCATTTTTTTCCCATCCGCAGAAAGGGAGATAGTGCGCTCATTGGTCCCAGGGAGTTTCCCGCTGGATTTCAGGAGGCCAAGGTCGATCAGCTTGCGGATATGGAATCCCCCAAGCTGGTGCGAGACGCCCAGCTTCAGGGAAATATCCTTCGAGGAAGCCTTTTCGTTCCGAAGGATGCCCAGAATAGCAATCTGGTTGAGGCTAAGGCCGGATGCCAAAGCTATGTATAGGTTGATCACCATCATGCCATGTAACACATGCAAACTATTTGTCAATCGATTTGCACGTCAGGCCAGAGAATTCTGAACGTCCCCTGGTCGAGTTGCCGCCGATATTTCCACAGCAGGTCCCGCCCAAATTCCGCCTCCTTCTTGCTGAGCGAATCCTTCGCCGCCAATCGGTGCCCGGTGTATGTGTCGAACTTGGAAAACCCAGCATTATTCCTCGTCCTGGCCATGTCCTTGTCAGACCCGGCGAGCATCTTTATGCCCTCAAGGACAAGCTCCCCAAGCTCTTTTGTCAAGGGTGCGCCGACGACAGAACGCCTCTTTCTAGGGGGTGTCTTCCGCTCCCCCTGGGGGGTGACAGGTGCATCAGTCTTGTCGGCGCAATCCAGAATCCTCGAAAGAATCTCCATCTTCGCGATGATGTCGCCGATCATCTTGGAGTCCACGGAGTCCTCGAAGAGGAAATATTGGCAGAGCACCGACCGCTTTTGGCCAATACGGTGCGACCTATCTTCCGCCTGAGCGATGATCCCAGGCCTCCAGTCGAGTTCACCCATGATGACCGTGTCAGCGGCGTGCAGGGTGACACCAGTGCCCATAGCGCCGATTGTGCCAACGATTACTTGGCAGGACGGGTCGGTTTGGAAGCGAGTTACAAGCTCATGCCTCTGCTCCATTGGAACATCCCCTGTAATCATCACTGAGCCAAGGTCCTTCAACGCCTCCGCAAAGATACGGCAGGCCTCCTTGTGGTAGAAGAAGACGATCAGCTTCTTTATCTCGGCACTGTCCAAGAACTCCCTGGCGTGGGAGGCGATAATTGGAGCCTTCAGTTCAGACAGCATGACTCGCGCCTTCGCCATTTCATGGAAGGCGATGGAGAACTCCTTCTGCATAGCGGAAGCCAACTCCATGAACGCCTCGTCATCATCAGCAATGGCGGCATCGTCCATCCGAATCTTGATGTCGATAAGGGTATCCTCATGGGGTGCCCATGCCTCCCTCTCCATATCCAAGGCCATCTTGATTTCAGATGTAGGAGGCAACTCGATCACTTGCCGCCTCTTTGGCGGAAGCTCCTTCAACACCTGACTCTTCAGCCTCCGAATCATGAAGGTAGAGCGCAGGAACTGCTGAAGCTTGATGGGGTTGGTGCAGCCCCGGTTGTCCGTGCCAAACCCATTCTTTTTTGCGCCGCAGAAGGTTTTGGCAAACTTGTTGAGCGATGGTGCCCTTGATCCCGCCCCAAGCTTGATCAAAGGGTATAGCTCGATGGGTCGATTGAGCGCCGGAGTCCCGGTTAGCATCATCCACCTTTTGACGTTCAGGGCCATCACAGCCTTGGTCCTCTTCGTCTCCATGTTCTTGCAAAAGTGCGCCTCGTCCAGGATGCCGACATCAAACGTGCGGCTCACGTTGTAACGGTGAAGGATGTCATAGTTGATCACCGTGAACTGAGTGCGCCCTTGTCTAGGGGGTGCCGGGAATTCATCCTGGGCGTTGACGATCACAACCGACGCTTCCCCAATGAACCACTTCTCGATTTCAACCTTCCAGTTGAGCTTCAGGTATGCAGGAACTACAAGGATGACCTCACGAACGCCCCTGAGAAGGTTGCAGAACCCAATCGCCTGAATGGTCTTCCCCAGGCCCATCTCGTCAGCAATAAGGGTGTGGTCCCTGTGGGAGGCATATTCGATCCCAGCCCTCTGAAATGGCAGGTATGATAGCCCAGGAGGCGCAGGAACCTCGAAGGAGGATGCAGCAGCACGAGAAAGTGCCGTTGCCTTGTAGGTGGCAAGCAAAGTCTTCGGGTCGTCCAGGGATAGCATGTGGACTGAGCCATGGATTCGCGCCGGGAACACCCGGAGCCCGTGAATTACGTGCTTATGCTCCTTCCAGATCTCCGATATGTTGGCAGGTGCAGACGCCATGTAAGCTTGAACGTCCGCCAATAGGTGCCCAGGGTCCGCATGACTCTTCCTCACCAGGGCCTTGTGTTCAGTCCAGGTGAGGTTGAAAATTTGATCGATTGCTTGCTGCTCTTCCATAGTCTCTCATGATAGTCCATGAAAAGAACTTTGTCAATGTGATGATGGGTTTTTGGCAGGTGTGCCAGCGCCGGGGATGCGCCGACGAAGGTGACGATTCCAAGCGCCGACGAAGTTGCGTGCGCCGCCTAAGGTGCGAGATTTTGTGGGCGTGTTGAGCGTGGCGCGTGGTTCAGTGACATGAAAAAACGCCCCACCGTTGCCAGTGGGGCGTGTTTTGTTGGTCAAGGTTCTAGTTTGAGGGTTGCGATGAGTGCTTTTGCCCGGTGGGCGGCAGTTGTGTGGATTCCGTGGGAGTTGTCATCCATTTCGTCGAGCCTTGTGCAGTATTCACCCATTTGTTTCCAGTCTAAACTTTTTTCGAGTTCAAACATGAGGTTGAGGTCCCTTAGCGGATCGTTTGCGAGGCACGTTATCCAGATGTGGTGTTTGTTTGTCCAGAACCACAGGTGCTGTTTTTCTTGGAGCTTGTTTGGGAATGCTTTAGCCAAGGCTTGTCGTTGTTGTTCCTGGGTCATAGATCTCCGAGTTTGAGGGTGTTGTAGAATTGGAGCAGAGGGCGTAGCGACTTGCTACGCCCTTTTTGGTTCATTTCCAAGCTTCAGCGAGAGCATTGATCTTGGCCTCGATTGTGGCCAATTTGTTCATGATCCCCTCATATCCCATAAACTGATTGAGCTTTACGGTTGTTTGGACGGGATCTTGTGGGTGCTTGGCTGGAGTAGGTGTTGTTGCTGCCCGCACTTTCCAGGTGAGTGTCGGCTCTTTTGGTTGGATGTTGTTGGCTTTGATTCCTGCTTCGACTTCATTCAGGAATTGTTTGGCGCGGAATTGGACCATCAGGCTTCTTGTTGAGAGGTCGTATTTCCATTGCTGGTATTGCCAGATGGTCGCGTTGCTGATGTTTCCCAGGGTGGTGAGTTGACGGATTGTGTAGCTCTCAATGGTGGTTTTGAGCCGTTTGGTGTCCTCTGGCGTCCATGTTTTGGGCGCTTCGGGTTTGGTGGTCGCTGGCTTGTTCGCATTGACGGCATCTCGTAGCTTTCTGATTGCTGCGAACACCGTTGCGTTTTGCGGATTGCTTCCACGGCGGAGCTTGACCCATGTGGCTGTGGATGCTCCATACGTTTCCGCTAGTTCGGCTGGGGTCATCAATGATCGTGTTATTAGTGATTGGATTTCGTTCATGGTGGGTAACATAAGAAGAGCACCGCCCCTTTCGAGGCAGTGCTGGGTTTGTGTGACGGTTCCGATTAGATCTGTGGGATCGGCTCGGCGGGTGCTCCGGCTTCCTGTGGACCGGCAGCGGTTTCCCATTCGCGCTGGGTTTCGTAGGCGATGGCCAGGTTCTCTTTGGCGTCGCGCAGGGCGATGCGGAGTTCCTGGATGCGGCTCACGAACGCTCCTGGGTTGAAGTTTTCACCCGCAACCTTCAGGCTGGTGGTCTGGTCGGGACCGAGGTCCACGATTTCGGCCAACTGATTCTCAAGGTCCAGGACGCGGGCCCTGTAGCCAGCGACGAGATTTGCTTGGGAGTTCAGGATGCGGTCTGCCAAGTTGGCAGCGCGGGTGAACCGGATGTTGGTTGAGCTCTGGGTGAGGGATGCAATGAGTTTGTTCATACGATCGATTTCTTGTTTTCTGACGTGTTGTGTTTGTGTTTGTTTTTGGCAGTTCGGGAGGTGCCAGCTCGTGATTGTTTACATGCCGTGATGGGATGGACCGTAGTGGTGTTGATACCATGCTTCGGCTTGCTCTTGGTCATCGAAGTGGATTTGGTGCATCGACTGGTGTGCTACCTGTTTCGATGGCCGCTCTGTGGGTCTTGTCCGGGTTCTGGCGAACTCTTGGCTGATTTTGCACAGGTCTGTGATTGTTAGCCCTGAGATGTCCATGTTCCAGGTCGCGTCGGCGATTCGGTAGGCAGCATCGTAGAATGGGCGTTGTTGCTGTTTCGCCATTCCTACTGGCCAAGTGCTGATCTCAGGCACGTCATCGTTTCTTCGATAGACCTCTCCGGCCTTTTT